GGGGGTTCGCCCCCCCGCCCCCCCGCGGATCCCCACCCCCCGTAAACTCCGGGGCGGGAAGGAACCATGTAAGCCATCATCTCCCCCCCGCCCCTGCCTGCCTCCCCCGCGGAGAGCAAGGTGGTGACGGGCGCATGGTGGCCCGACATCGATGTGAACACCCTCCGCGACCGGATGAACCTTGAGGGCGAGATTCCCCACGCCCGCCTGGTCGAGGCGATCGAATGGGGCGCGATCGAAACGATCGACCAGCTCGCCACATGGCAGGCCGCCCGCGAAGAGGAAGGCTTCGCCTCGCTGATCACGGTCGATCCCGCCAACACGGTGGGCGGAAAGACCCGGCTCGAGCTGCTGTTCCTTGCCGCCGTATCCTCCTACGCCGCCGGCCGCCTGGCCGAACGCCACCCCGACCTGACCGCAGGCCGCGAAGGCAGCGAGCGCGGCGATCAGCGCCGCGCCATGGCCGATGGCTTCACCGCCAGCGCCACGCGCGCCGTCCGCGCCATCCAGGGCGAGGCCCGCAGCACCAGCGAGTTGATATGAGGGGGTCGCTGATCTGATGGCCGCGCTGGAAACCGTAACGAGCCGGGATGGCGAAATGCTGGATCAGATCGTCTGGCGCCACCGGGGCCGCACCGCCGGCCTGGTCGAGCAGGCGCTCGAGCTCAATCCCGGCGTGGCCGATCTCGGCCCCGTCCTGCCGCGCGGCACCACCGTCCGCCTTCCCGCCCCGGCCACTGCGCAGCCGATCCGCGAAACCGTGAAACTGTGGGGGTGATGCCATGTCGGAACCGTCCCCAGTGAAGCGCGCGGAATGGATCGCCATCGCCGCCGTCGCCCTCAACGTGGCCACGCTGATCTTCGGCCTCGGCGTCGTCTGGGCGGACGTCCAGGACCATGGGCGGCGCCTCTCCATTCAGGAGCGCAAGATGGATGACATGGTGCCGAAGGTCGAACGGATCGACGCGAACGTCTCCTTCCTTGCCGAGCGCGCCCGCGAAGAACGCCAAAGGAGCGAACGATGAAGCTCTCCCCCCACTGCGCCCTGTCGGAGTTCGTCAGCAGCCAGACCGCCGCCCGGCGCGGCATCGACAACACTCCGCCGGCAGACGTGATCGCCCGGCTGCAGCTGCTCTGCCAGCATGTTCTGGAGCCGGTGCGCCAGCGTTTCGGCAAGCCGGTGGTGATATCCAGCGGCTATCGCTCGCCCGCGCTCAACCGCGCCGTGGGCGGCTCTGCCACAAGCCAGCATGTGAAGGGCGAGGCGGCCGATTTCGAAATCCCCGGCCTTTCGAACGTCGAGGTCGCCCGGTGGATGGAGCGCAAGCTGAATTATGATCAGCTGATCCTCGAGTTCTACACGCCGGGCCAGCCCAATAGCGGATGGGTCCATGTCAGCTGGCGCCCCAACTATCGCAATGAAGAGCTGACCGCCCGGCGCGTCAGGCGCGGCAGCCGCCTGGTCACCGAATATGTCCGCGGGATCGTGGCGTGAAGCTGCCCGTCCGCCTCGACATGAACGCCGCCCGCGTGATCGCCGGCGGCGGTTCCTTCGCCCTCTCCGTGGCGGTGCTGGCCCTCCTCGTCTCGCAGCCCGCGCTGGCGAACAACGACCCGCTCCAGTCGCCCGCCCAGGCGATCGTCATTCAGGGGCTGATCGGCCTTGTGATGGCGTTCCTCTTCACCGGAAACCACGGCCCAAGAAAGGATGCACCCGATGATGAAGATCGTTGAGGCGTTGGCGCGGGCCACCGGCTTCCGCCCCTGGGTAGTGATCGCCGCCGGCATCGTGCTGCTGCTGGGCGCTGGCCTGCTGGGCAAGTGCGCCTACGACCGCGCAATTGTCGATCGCGCGGTGACGAAGGCCAACAACACCACGCTGCAGCGCACGATCGGGGCGAACGATGCCGCCGCGCGCGAGCAACTCTCCGACCAGCAGACCACCTCCGATATCAAGAGGAGCTTTGACGATGCGATCCATAACCCGCCGCCTGGCGCCAGTGCTGATGCTCGCGTGCGCGTCGATTGTGTCCGCCTGCGCAACGCAGGCTATCGAGAAGCCGATCTTCCCGCGATCTGCGGACATGCGGGAGGCAGTGGAACCGGCCCCTAAGCCGTCCCTCGCGATCGTCACCGATCCCGACGCCCATGCCGCCCATGACGCGGCGGTGGATGCCTGGGGCGCCAGCGTCTCGCTTGCCGCCGGCAGGATCTGCCGCTGGATGGTGGCGATGGGCGCGGATTACGATTTCTGCCCGCCGGGCGCCGCGCCATGAAGAAGCCCGACAGCCTGCGCGCGAAGCTGACCGCCGCCCTGCCCGAGCTCGCTCGCGATCCCAACCGGCTGCGCATGTGGATCGAGCAGGGGCAGGTGCGCTGCCACGCGGGCGAGGAAGCCAATGGCGGCAACCTCAACTTCCTGCTGGAATACACCCTTGTCGTCGTCGTCGAGGAATGGACGAAGCCGCAGGCGCTGATCTGGATCGTGCTGCTGGACTGGCTGCGCATCCATCAGCCCGCCCTGGTGACCGTGGCCCAATCGAAAACGGCGATCCCGTTCGAGGCCGACCTGATCAGCGAAAAGGCGGCCGATATCGCCATCGACCTGCCGCTGACCGAGGCCGTGCGGGTGACGAAGCGCGAAGATGGCGGCTTCGACATGCAGATCCTCGCCGAGCCCGACCCGCTCTTCCCCGACACGGTAAAGATGATCCCCGACGGGCAACCGTTGAAATCGATCTGGATCGACGGCAGCCAGGTGGTGCCGGATGGACCGGAGTAACGAGCTCGAGGCGATAGAGCCGTTCCTCGGCACGGTCCTCGAATCCGTCGAGCCGCGCCAGCGCAAGCGCCTGATGGACAAGCTCATGCGCATGGTGCGCCGCGCGAACGCGCAGCGCATCCAGCGCAACGTGGAACCCGAAGGCGGCCGGATGAAGCCGCGCAAGCCCCGCAAGGACAAACGCGGAAAGATGTTCCGCCGGATCGGCAAGGCTTCCCGCCTCAAGGTCCGCGTCACTCCCGACGAAGGCGAACTGCGCTTCGGCCATGGCCTGGTCGAACAGACCGCCGCCGAACATCACTACGGACTCGAGGGCTTCGTGGGAAAGACCCCCGACGGCCGCATCATCCGAACGAAATTCGACGCGCGCCGCCTGTTGGGCTTCGGTAAGGAACGGGATGACCTGCTGGACGAGGTGCTGCGGCATATGGCAGATTGACTCCGACCTGGGGAGGTTGGGGTATGGAAGAATTAGGCAAGAACCCGATCAATGTATCGGCTGCGGATGATGGCCCATCAAAGCGCCTCATGCGCTGGGGAGCTGGCATCTCGATCGCCTATTTCGCCTTCCTCGCGGTTATGGCCGGTGTCGCATGGCAGAAACTATTCTGCCTCGATCCAAATGAGTTTGGAGACATGCTAGCGGGCGTTTTCAGCCCGCTCGCATTCCTTTGGCTCGTCCTGGGCTTCATGCAGCAGGGAGAGGAGTTGCGGCAAAGTTCGCGAGCCCTGTGGCTGCAAGGCGAGGAACTGCGCAACTCGGTAGAACAACAAAGGCACTTGGTTGAAACTGCTCGCGACCAGCTGGAATTTGAGCGAGCTGCAAGCTTGAAGCGAGAGGAAGAAGCCCTCCGCGCGGCTCTTCCGACCTTGATCTTAACCTATCGCAATAGTGACCGAGTAGCGCAGGGCATCGAGCATTATCTTAGCATTACAAATTCGGGCACCAAGTGTAGCCACGTAGCCGTTAAGGCTCAAAACAGGATCACCTCTGCACCGAAGCTAGACGGCGATTTACGCCTCGACTTCTCCGTAATTCTACCCCCGGATGTCGAGACTGTCGTGCCCGTGGAAGTGCAATTTCGCGACCGAAATGCTCGCCACATGTGTCACCGTTTCAATTTCAGATTAACACCTGTGCCAAGCGGCTTGAAACATGCAGTTGAGGATCTCGGGGCTACAGCGGTCCACCCACCGGAACTGGATTCGAACGAGTAATTTCCCTCATCGCCACACCCTCGCCAGCCCCAGCGACACCAGATATTGCCCGGCATCCCTGCCGTTGACCGTCACCCGCGCCAGCGTGCGGCCGTATCGATCCTTCCCGGTGCGCTGGATCTCCGCGGGGCCTGACTGCAGGAACCGCTCCAGCATGTCGCGGCTCTTGCGGGCCAGCGCGTAATCGCACCATCCAGTCCGCCGTCGATCGCGGCATTTCGGGCTGTCGGGCATTTCCGGCGCGTCGATATTCTCGATCCGCACACGCTCGCCATCGCACAGGCGGATCGTGTCTCCATCGTGGACGTAGGCCAGGCACAGGGCAATCGCTTCGAGCATCGCCGATAGCTGCATCAGCACGCTCGCGGTGGCAACCCCGGTGCATCCCGCAACGCCCCGCCCTCGTTAGCGTGCCTGCAAAGAGGCGCGCATCTGGCCTTCGGCCATCCGGCTCGGCAGCGCAGGCCCCATGCTCTCCGGCAGCATCTCGACCAGCTCCGCGATCGACCTGTCGCGCCTTCCCGCGCCGGACGTTGTCGAGCAGCTGGACTTCGAGGCCATCCTCGCCGCCATGGTCGCCACCCTGACCGAGCTGTGGCCGGACTTCACTGCCCAGCTCGAGAGCGAACCGGCGATGAAACTGCTGCAGGTGGCGGCCTGGCGCGAAATGCTGTTGCGCCAGCGGGTCAACGAAGCCTGCCGCGCGGTGATGACGGCCTATGCCGCCGGCGCCGATCTGGACAATCTGGCCGCGCTGGTGGGCGTGGAGCGCCTGACCATCACGCCCGCCGATCCGGAAAACGGCATCCCCGCGGTGATGGAGAGCGACACCGAGCTGCGCGAGCGCATCATCCTCGCGCCCGAAAGCTTCTCCGTCGCGGGGCCTATCCTGGCCTATGTCTTCCACGCGCGCTCCGCCCATTCCGACGTGCTCGACGCATCGGTGCACAGCCCGGTGCCGGGCGAAGTGGTGGTGACGGTCCTTTCGCGCGAAGGCACCGGCGAACCGGCAACCGAGGTGCTGGACGCCGTCGAGGCGCGGGTGAACAGCCGCAGCGTCCGCCCGCTGACCGATCTGGTGACGGTGCAGCCGCCCGAAATCGTCGATTACGCGATCGAGGCCGATCTCTACCTGTTCGAAGGCCCGGATTCGACCGTGGTTGTCGAAGCCGCACAGGCGAAGGCCGAAGCCTATGTGCAGCAGGTGCGCAAGCTGGGCCGCGATATCACCCTGTCCGGCCTCTACGCCGCCCTGCATGTCGAAGGCGTGCAGCGGGTGGAGCTGATCGAGCCCGAAGCCGACATCGTCCTCACCGAAACGCAGGCCGGCCACTGCACCGGGATCACGCTGGAATTTGCTGGCAATGACGACTGATCCCGATCTCCTGCCACCCAACGCCACCCCGCTCGAGCGCGCGCTCTCGAAGGCGATGGCCCGCCTTGGCGAGGTTCCCGCGCCCATGCGCGATCTGTGGAACCCGCAGGAATGCCCCGCTCATCTGCTGCCCTGGTTGGCCTGGGGCCTTTCGATCGACCGCTGGCGCGCGGACTGGAGCGAGTATCGCAAGCGCAACGAGGTCGCCCGCGCGATCCAGATGCAGCGGGTGAAGGGCACCCCGGCCAGCCTCGAGGAACTGCTGGAAGATTACGACCGGCTGATCCGGTTCGAGGAATGGTTCGAGCTGGAGCCGCCGGGCATCCCCCACACCTTCCGCGTGATCATCCCGATCGACGGCACGCCTGCCGCCCGCAACACCGCCGAATTCGCGCACGAACTGGTGCGCGACATCTATCGCACCAAGCCCGCCCGATCGCATTTCGAGCTGTGGCTCGAACTGGCGACCGAAGCGCTGCTGGTGCTGATGGCCGCGGGCTACGCGATGATCTTCCGCCGGCTGCCGATGGCCACTGATACCGGGCTCGCCCGCGCCCTGCGCGGCGAAGACGGCCGCCTTCTTCTCGCCGAGGACGGCGACCTTCTCGAGGTAGGTTGATGGACGCTCTCCCCCTCACGATCACCGATGCGGGCTTCGCCCTGATCATCGACGCGGATTCCGGTGGACTGGACGCGATCACTATCGCCGAAGTGGGGCTGACCAACACGGCGTTCGAAGCGGATCCGGCGATGACGGCGCTGCCGGACGAGATCAAGCGCGTCGACGCCGTATCGGGCATCGCGGCGGATCCGCGCACCGTCTACCTGACGGTGCGCGACAGCAGCGAGGATGCCTACGAATTCAACGGCTATGGCGTCTACACCAGCGACGGCACGCTGTTCGCCGTCTACAGCCAGGAAGACGCAATCGCCGCCAAGGCCAGCGTCAGCATGCTGTATCTTGCGGTCGATCTGAAGCTCGATGCCGAAGTGGCGGACATCTTCGAGTTCGGCGACGCGAACTTCCTCAACCCGCCCGCCACGGTCGAAACGGCCGGCGTTGCCCGCCTGGCCACGCTGGAAGAAGTCCAGGCGGCGGAGAGCGACGACACCATCGTCACGCCCGCCCTGCTGGCCGCAGTCTATGTCGCGCTCGCCCAGCTCGGCGTGGCGAATGGCGTGGCCACGCTGGGGGCGGACGGCAAACTTGCCGCCGCCCAGCGCCCGGCCATCGACGCGATCGACGTCTTCCCCGTCGTGAGCGAGGCCGAGATGCTGGCGCTGGACGGAACGCCCGGCGACTTCGCGGTGCGCACCGATCTTGACCCGACCAAGATCTTCATCCTGCAACAACCGCCCGCCAGCGATATCGACAACTGGATCGAGCTGAACACCCCGGCGCCGGTCACCAGCGTCAACGGCAAAGCCGGAACGGTGGTGCTGATCCCTTCCGATATCGGCGCCGTTCCGACCGGCCGGAAGGTGGAAGTCGGCGGTCTGGCCACTGGCGGCGGCGACCTGTCTGCCGACCGCACGATCACCGTGCCCAAGGCAAGCCCGGCAGAAACCTCTGCAGGCGAGATCGACAACAAGGCCGTCACTCCGCTCGGCCTCGCTGCCGCACTGCTTGCGGTGGGCGCGGGTGTGCCCATGGGCCGCCAGATCACCGGCGCCGGCCTGGTCGGCGGCGGCGGTGACCTTTCCGCCGATCGCGTGCTCACCGTGCTGATCGCCAGCGCGGCCGAAGCCTGGGCCGCTACGAACAACTCCAAGGCGCTCACCCCGGCTTCGCTCGCCACCGTCAAGAGCGAGATCAACGCCAAGGTCCCCACCGCCCGCCAGATCACCGGCGACGGCCTCGCCACCGGCGGCGGCAGTCTTTCCGAGAATCGCTCCATCACCGTCCCCAAGGCCAGCGCCGCCGAAGTGCTGGCCGGATCGAGCGATTCCAAGGCGGTTACCCCCGCCAGCCTTTCCGGCCTGATCAGCGTCACCGGCAGCGGCAGCACCATGGTCATCAAGTTCGGCGCCGCCATTATCCAGATCTTCTCCGCCACCGCCAATGCGGACGGCAGCACCACCGTAACCCTGCCCGAAAGCTTCCCCAGCACTTGCGTTGGCGCGTGGTTCAACGGCGGCCGCGCGGACACCGGCCAACAGGACAACGGCCCCTACGTCAGCGGACGCTCGGCCAGTTCCGTCACCCTGTTCAGTGCGATCGGGAATGCGGTGAGCGGCCAGGTCCTGGCCATCGGGCGATAGGAGAAACGGCATGGCCCGCAAACGCTTCTACAGCCCGTCCACCGGCGGCTTCTCCACCGAGACGATCCACGGCGGCGCCATCCCGGCCGACGCGGTGCGGGTGACCGAGCCGCACTATGCCCGCCTGATGGCCGCGCAGGCGGAAGGCAAGGCGATCGTGGCGCGCGACGGCCGGCCCCGCGCGATCGACCCGGCCGACGATATCGAGGCGCGCACCGAACGCAATCGCCGCCGGCGCAACCGCCTGCTCACCGAGAGCGACTGGACCCAGCTGCCCGACAGCCCGCTTTCCGAGACGGCACGGCTCGCCTGGGCGGAATACCGGCAGGCGCTGCGCGATCTCGATTGCAGCCGCAAGCTTGGCGATGCGCATTGGCCGCCGCGCCCGGATGGAGACGCCTGATGCCCAAGCTTTCCGAACTGACCGCGATCGAGGAGCTGGACGGCACGGAGTCCATTCCGGCCATCATCGAAGGCGAGGGTGGAGCCTTCCTCAACGTCCGCGTGCCCTTGTCCGTGGCCATGGCGGCGATCGGCGCGACCAGCTTTGCCGCGCTGCTGGGCGTTCCGGGCGACAACGCCGCGCTTGCCGCGGTGCTCGAGGCGATCACGTCGCCCGAAACGCTTGAAGAGGAAGGCACCGAGGCCGGCGAACTCGCCCTGCTGGACGAAGTGCCGATCGAGCTGGTGACCGGGCTCGAAGATGCGCTGGATGCGAAGGCTAATGCTGCCGCCGTTGCTGCCGCGCTGGAGGATAAGGCGGATACCGCCGTCGTGGCCGCCGCGTTGGCCGGAAAACTCAATGCGACGAACCCTGCTATCACCGGCACCCCGACGACCGACATCTACGCAATCACCGACGGCGGCAGCGTCACCATCGATCCGGCCGATGGTGAAGTGCAGACCTGGACGCTGGGCGGGAGCCGCACCCCGACGCTTACCAGCATCACGGCGGGCAAGGCCGTGCTGCTGCTGATCGACGACGGCAGCGGCGGCACCCTGACCCTGTCCAGCGTCACCTGGCTCAACAATGATGGCTCGGCCCCGACATTCAAGACCAGCGGTTACACTCCGATCCTGCTCTTCAATGTCGGCGGCACGCTCTTTGGCTGGCTGTGCGGGGACGGCGGCTGATGCTTTCGATCCTCATCAGGGCGCTGCTCACCAGCCTCAAGAAGAAAGGCCCCGCAACCTTCGTTTCCTATGCCGCGAGTTCGCTCAACGGCTCCTCGTCCACCTTGACGATCAACAAGCCCAGCGGCGTGCAGGCGGGCGATCTGCTGGTGGTGATCTTGAGCATGGCGACGTCGACGTCTTGGACGGGCGACACCGGATGGCAGGAAGAATACGACGTGGCGACGGGCGGCGTGAACACGCTCCGCGTGGCATGGAAGATTGCGACCGGCGGCGAACCTTCATCCTACACCTTCACCGCCGCCAATTCGCACCGGGGGATCGGCCAGATACTCGCCTTCCGGAAAGCGGCGTTCGACAAAGTTGGAACCGCCGCCACCAAGAACCCGAGCAACGGGACGCTCAACATTCCGGGCATCACCGCACTAAAGGGGATCATCGTCGGATTTGTCGGCTGCGGTATCAGTGGCACGCCCACCACGAAGACCTTCTCCACTCCCTCGGGCATGACGGCCACCGCGAACCACATCAACGTCGAAGGCACGACCGGCAACGGATTTGGCGCCTTCCACCAGGCGGTGGACGCCGGGGCGACGGGTAACCGCTCCACCACGGTCGGCGGTCTGAACTCCGGCACGGCAGTTGGGCTGATGGTTGGAATTAAGGACGGATAACATGCTGCTCGCGAAGATCGAGAACGGCGAAATTGTCGCCTACCCCTGCGGCGCTGCGGACGTGCGCGCAGACCATCCAGAAACGTGCTTCTCGCGTGATCTTTCGACGGTGGACCTCCCCCAGTTCGGATGGGTGGTGGTGGAAGCTTCCGCCATGCCGGAGCCAGGTCTGGGCGAGATCGTGGAGGAAGGCCCTCCGGAGTTGGTGGAAGGGCAATGGCGGCAGAGCTGGGCCGTGTCGTTCGATCTCGGCCGGGCGAAGGACGAGATGCGCTCGGCGGTGAATGTCCGGCTCGATGCGGTGTTTCAGGCGGGCTTCACGCCTGCCTCGGGGCCGCTTGAGGGGCACACGCTCCAGACCCGCGACGTGGTGGACCGGACGAACTGGCTGACTTCGCAGGCGGCCTATTCGACGGCCGTGGCGATGGGCCAGGGCGCGGCGGAAGGCGCGAGCTTCCGCACCGCCGCCAATGTCACTGTTACCACCACCTATGCGCAGGGCCTCGCGGTGCTGCTCGCGATGGCCGAATGGGGCAAGGCGGCGATGGGCAATAGCTGGGCGCTCAAGGATGCGATCGAGGCGGCCGGGGATGCCGGCGCGCTGGCTGCGATCGACATCGAAGAGGGCTGGCCCGAATGAGCCTGCTCGACCGCATCGCCCTCACCATGTTCGCGGTGCTGATCTGCCTCGATCAGCTCGTGCAGACGCTGCTGGTGGCGCCCTTCGCGGTGATCGGATGGGCGCATGTGCCCGATCCGGATGAGACGATCTCCGGGCTGCTCGGCCGGCGCGTGGCGGCCGGCGCGCGTTGGGCGCTGCTGCCCGCCGCATTGGTCGATGCGCTGTTCCTGATCCTGACGCTTGGCCGCGAGCGCGAGCATTGCCGGCGGACGTCCGAGCGGGAGGCCGGGCTGTGACCGCGCGCGCCCTGTTCGAAAAGGTCGGCCCCGCCGCGAAGAAGCTGTTCCTGAAACAGGACAACATGGCGAAGGCGCTGTGGCTGCCGGAGCGGCCGTTCCTGCAACTCGACTATGCCGCGGGCGAATATCGCCTGGGGGCCATTTCGAGAAGCGATCCCGTCGCCCGGGGCGCCTCCCACAGTCAAAGCGGTGCACGCTGGGACCTGGACGATGCCGCGGCGCGGCACGCCTTGCGGCGAACGAACCGCGCATCGTGCCGGGGCTGGGGCTGTGGTGCCGGGGGAGCTTCACGAACAAGATTGCGCGATCCAGCGAGTTCGACAACGGATGGGGCGGCGGCGGCGTCACCGTCACCGCCAATGTAGCGGTCGCTCCGGATGGGACGATGTCTGCCGACGAGCTTGCCGACAACAGCGCGAGCTATGCAAACAAGGCCCAGAATGCCGCCTATTCGGCCGTGGTGACGGGCTCGCTGTTCGTGAAGAAGGACGCCGTTCCCAAGTCCTCCCGCAACCCGATCGTCCGCGCGCAATTCAGCGGTGGAGTCGGCCAGTATGTAGATCTTCGCTTCGACACATCGTCGGGTGAGATCGTCGCAGCAGCAGCGGGGGGCGCTACTCTCGTAGTCTCGGGGATCGTGGATTGCGGCGACTATTGGCGGGGCTATATTGCCGGGCCGGGGAAAGGGGGGGGAAACACTGTCGGGCGGGGCCTCCTCTCCGCCGCGGGGGGGAGAGTTGTCCGCCGCCCCCCGCCCCCCCCCACCGCCCGGGGGCCCCCCCCCGGGGGGCGGCTCGTTGCGTGGGGGCAGCACCCCCCCCCGCCCCCGGCGCCCGGGGCCACGCCCGCACAAC